CAAGGGCGGCCCTTAATTAGTTGAATTAGGTTTATTCTGAACAAATACCTTGTTCAATTAGTTGCGCGGCCATTCTTCCGAAGTGTCCTTGTAGTTGCCACGCAAGGCCGGTGTCAATTAAATGTTGCCATGCCTGAATCTGTTCGTCTTCAGTGTCCGGAGTTACTAGACCCTCACAAATGTCAATCGCTGTCATATTATCCATGGTATTTCCCCACTGTTGTTAATTGCCAAGCTTGCCCGCTTGGTTCCCCTTTTATGCGATTTGTCTTATATCTTGTCAACACATAAAAAAGGCCGCACGGGGCGGCCCTTAGTCGTTTTAAAGACGGCTAGAATTCATCCGTTAGGGCGTCGAGTAAATCGTCAAAAGAGTCATTTAATAAAGCCTCCCGGATTTTCTCGCTATCTAGCGCGGTTTCTGGATCAACTAAATGATCCCCGCACGCGCTCAAAAATTCAAAATAGGTCATTATTTGGACTCCACTAGGTTGCGAATGAACTCTGGCGAAACTTTTCGGCCTATCGTTTTCCCGCCTAGATATTGGTTGACGTGGCGAGTCGTCGTCGCGCTATGGTGCTCAGAAGTTCTAAAGGCGCCTTGTTCGTCGAAACCGGCAACCGGCGTTTCATAACTAAACATAACCGAAACCCCGTTTAGGTTTAGTTCGGTCATATTTGCTTTTATTGGATTAAGTTTCATTTGATAACCTCCATCATTAGTTGCCAAGCTTGCCCGCTTGGTTTTGCCCCTATGCGATTTATCTTATATATTGTCAATACAAAAAAGGCCGCACAACGGCGGCCCTTTAATAATTGAAAGAAAAGCTTTAAAAATAGATCACGTCGTGAATGTCAAAACTGACGGTTCCTTTACTAGTGCAAAAAGAAACAATCTCTTGATCTTCCACGGTTTGAATTATGCTTTCTTCTGTCTCTTGTCCCGGCAAAATAACGCCGTTTTCCATCGCCCAGGTTAGGGCCTCCCGCGCCTCTTTTGTTAGTTGGGGGCTCATGCTGCAAGCTTATCTGATTCGATAGGTTGAACTACATTAGACAAAAGAGAAACGACAGACTCGGGAGTCCGCTCGCTCTTGGTCTCTCTCATGGGCATGACCAGGGCAAAACAGTCTGAGCGGGCAAAAGATACGACGGCCGGCCGCTCCCCAAGTTGATTTAAAACGGTTGACGTTTTCAAGGTTTTTGAGATTTTGGACATTATGCCCAGATATTCCAAATTAAAGTTCGCGGGCTTATTATGTAGGTGGCTGACTTCGTCCGCGGTTGGAAAAACAGCGCGCCAATTTGGGTAAGTTCCATCAATAGGTTGAAAAACAACGCCGGCAAACGTCCACGAATCGCCGGCCTTAGTTATTTCTACTGTCTCGCCCTTGTACCCAGTTAAGGCGCGTTTAATGGTTTCAGTTGGAATAATGAAAGACTCGTGCGGTAACGACTCGCCGGCGTCAAAATTCAATTCATGCTTTGCGGTAAACAAAATGTGCCCATTGGTTGCAACTAGGTTGACCACGTTTTGCCCAGGATCAACACATACGCCTTTAAGGTAGTAACGAACTTCCTCTTTGCTTGCGCACAATACCGCAGATTTAAAAAGCGCGGTTTCAATATTCAATTTAATTTCAGTCATTTTTTTCTCCGTATAAAAATAAAAGAACGAACCTTGCCCGGCTCGCCCTCCCCTAATTGCATATTAAAATAAGCACGTCAATAGAAAGTTTATCGGCGTCTTCTTTTTGACAAACGAACGCGCGGCCTTGAACGCGCCCTTGTGTTAGCTAGGCGTCTTTCGGCGGCCTCATATGCCTCCGAACCCCATAAAAGCTTTTGAATCCATTTAATCAGCATCATAGTCAAAATCCTCAAATTGTTTTCTATCGCCCTCTTTCCGGGCCTTTTCGTAGCCGGCCTTATAAGCATCAATTTGGTTATCGCTCATTAGGTGAACACTCATGCGTTTAGTTTGCCGATTAAAATTAAAGTAGTAATGGGGATCTGGTTGACGCCAATAATAAAAGTCTAACTGTCCCCTATTATAAGGACTACCGTGAGATTTATCGTAAGTCATTTTATAACCTCCGTTTGTTAAGTATGACTATGCGCTTTTATGGGATCATATGGGACTAATCAACCCTAAAATTATATTCCAATCCGGATCGCCTTCACACTCAAATAAGGGCTCGACCGATAACCCCTCCAATTTTAGATCCATCGCGGCGTTAGCCGGATACAAACAAATTCTTTGGGGAAGTGTTTTTGTCTTAACTTTACGGACCAATACCCAAGCGCTTGCGTGAGAATGGTTGGATAGCCACGCAACCTGGTGCGGCCTAAGCTCGACCGCTCGACCGCCGGTTGCCTTTAGCTCAACAAAATGGAAGGCGCCTTGCTCGTCGCATAACAAAACGTCAGGAACGCCGGGCATAGCCCAGGTTTCAAGGCGCGTTGCTCTCATGTTGCGAGAGCTGTTCTCCATCCCGCGCTTCATCATCCGCCAAAAGTCTGCTTCGCGCTTTGTTGCGGTTGCCGGAATTACTTTGTCCTTCGGGATCAATGTCGATAGTGATCGGGGCATATTGGCTCTTTATTTCTTCTAACGCCTTCAAAACATCTTCTTTGCTCATGCTGTCGATGCTTCCATGACGGATTTCTGATTTACTTACATAAATGTCGCCTTGCGCTTGCCCCCTACGATATTCGGCCTGGACTGCTGCTGAATATGCGCCGTTTTGCAGGGCCATATCTCTAATGGTCTGCAAATCTTTCAAGTGGCGTTGATAATTTACGCCATACTTCTCATCTAACTCCGCTCGATAAGACTGTATTGCCGCAACTACATGCGGACAAATATGAGGGTTAGTCATTTCATAAGCTCGGGTATGAGCTGAACTAGCAGGATAACCCGCGTTAACTGCGGCCTCCCTCAAAGTTATCTGACCGTCTTTAGATACAAGCTCTTTTACAAAAAGCTCCTGTTTGCGGGTCAAAGGCGTGTTTTTATCTGCTCTAGGCCGCCCAGGACCACGTTTAGAAACTACGGGTGCAGACTTGGCAGTGTCCCGCTTTTCTTTAGGCATACTATTCTCCCGTTAATTAGCGATAGTATGCTGCAATTAGCGATATTATTTATATAGAGCCAGAAAAAAAATTATAAAAAAATCTCCCGCGACCCCCTTAACGCACTTTTGCCCCTAAGGTTACATAAACTCTGGTTACGTTACATTTTTATTTTTCAACTTATGAAACCTTGAAACCTATATATAATAAGGCTTTCGAACCCAAAGTTACACGGTTACACCGGTTACGGCTATTTTTCCGAAAAATATTTTTTTATTTTTGGCTCTATATAAAGTAATTAGCGTTTCTCTGTAACGCGGCCCGTGAGCCGCGGATCGTTCATCAGGTCTATAAAACTATTTACCGTGACCCACGACGCACCGACCAGGCCATCGACACCGCGGTAATAGACTTTAGACACCCATTCCTCGGACACTTTCGTGTCGTGATCGTCTTTCATCATTTGAGCCAAGACCCGCGATACTTTTCTATGGGACATAGTTTCGCTTGTCGCTAAGTTTAACTCGTAGAGGTTAGCCACTGCTTTACTGAGGGTGTCTAATTTTTCTTTTTTCCAGGCGTTCATGTTACGGGTTGTCCTCTAAACCAAGTTACAAGAGAGTATCGCGTTCCTTTAGTGACGGGGTGGACTTTGTGTAATACCCAAGACGGAAAGAATACGACGGTTCCCTTTGTTGGTTTAATGATATGTTCTTTTCCAGAAAAATAAGCGGGATTAAATTCAAATTCCCCGCCTTCGAAGTCTTCGTTTAGCCAACAGACCATTGAAATCTTGCGAACTGTCTGATGGATAATGCTGCCGGGTTTATCTTCTTTATCGAACCCCAAGGAATCAATGTGGTATGTGTAATGACCACCATCTTGGTATCGGCCTAACTGAAAGCTTTCAGCGCAACTTATTTCTAGGCTCCATCCGGTTTCTTGCCGCGTTTCTTCCATATAAGGCCAGAACAAGTCGTATAGCCACTGGTCAGTATTCCAAATAATGTCGGTTTTTCTAACTTTGTAAAGTTCTTCAAGGTTGGGGTTTTGCGAGTTGTCGATTGTAGCAATTCCCCAATCGTTTTTGCTTATCTCCAAAATTTTCTCGACGGTTTCGTCGGAAAGCGTTTTTTCATATATGTAATAGATGGGTGTTGTTGACATTATTATAATCCGACCGCTGAGAACTGGCTAATCGTAAACCGGCCCTTGTTTTTGTTTAAATTCTTTTTGCTCATGGACACTTCTTCGACTTCGTGAACCATGAACGACGGGAAGATGACAGAACGGTTGGGGATACACTCTATTGTCTCCACGATTTCCTCATCTTTGTTCCTGAGTATTAGGTTGCCGCCGGTAAAAGATCGAGGGGTATGGTATAACCATGTAACCATCGTTAGGACTGTTTGGTCCTCGTGCGGCTCGTAATAATTCGACGTTTCGTAATAGCTGACCAGGCAGTCATGCTGGTTTATTCGGCTTAGATACTTAAAAATAGGATCTATCTCGACAAGGCTTTCTTGAAAGTCGGGGGCGTATTTTTTCTGAGAATATTGAGCAATAAAACTTGTTTGCCAGTCTCTAAAAACGGCTGAAACAAACGTGGAGCGGTTGTCCTTTAGAGGTTTACCGTCTTTTAGAGCCGACCCAGACTCCTCCGGGGTTAAAAAATAATTTGATATGAAAGTGCATTCAGTAAACGCTTTTTTATATTCCTCGGGAGTAAACCAGTCGTCAATGACGACGGCAAAGTTGTTATCTACTTGAATTGGTCTCATTTTCTTTTTTCCCACTCATAAGCGTTTTCAGCAAACTCCCCGTCTTTTCGCACGTAATGAAGAAAGGATTGAAGAACGAAGTCGCTTTCTAAAGTGTCTCTCCAATGAAAGAGACCGCCTTCAGCACTGCTCGACCCAAAGAATACTAGAGCATCTCCAAGAGCCATCGGAATTGCCACGATGTCTTCTGGATCTGCTTCTTTCTCATCTTTGTCGGACAAATAAAGGTTTTGCACCGCGCTTTCGTTGGAGTCGTATAACGACACCGTAACACTTATCTCACAAGAGTCTCGGTCTCGGTGAGAAGACAAGCGCGACCCCTTTGTGTAAACTCGGTTGTAAACATAAGAGGGCAAAACTTCAGTCTTCATTAGATTGGATATGGTTTCCGTTAGAGATTGTAGCATCGCCACGGACAACGGGTCAGAGTAACAGCCAAACGTTTTACTGTCTTTCAGGTTAAGCTCTATATTATCGGGAACCGGATTTTCTTCTTTCAGCATATTGCTGCTGTCATAAAACGTGCAATATGTTCTCCCGGTCATTTGCGTAAGAAGGCCCTTCAACAGAAAAGCCACCGGCTCTTTCCGATCTTTGTAGTTATATGATATGTAATTTATTTCCATGTTATCCTCGTTAAGAGACCCCCGGTCCGTGAACCGGGGGCCGTGATTAGGGGGCGATGACGGTAAAGGTTCCGTCGTCGTTCTCTGATATGGTTCCGGGTTGCAGGAACCCGAAGTCGTATCCCAATGCCGCATCCAACAAAGCGTTATGAACGGCTGCTTTAGCCGCTTGTTCAGCGAGCTTTCGGTTTTCATACCGGAACCAACTGACCTTACAGCCATACTTGACATCGAGATGAGTGGGATATTCTCGGTATCCGCTACTCGTCCAAACGCCGTAAACCATTTTGTTGCTGCTATCCCAGATGTCTTGGACGACACCGTCTTTAACTGCCACGAAATGTTTGGCTTGCCGTGCTATGCAAACACCCGAAATATCAGAAGCTTTCGCTTTTCTACCCGTGAGTTGCGGAACCTGCTTCCAGAACCATCCGTGCTTTTGTAAAACTTTATTAAAGACACGTTTTGTAATTCCGTTCCTTACGGACTTCTTACCGGTTGCTACTTTGTTTGCTGCTGCCAGCTCCTCGTAACAATCTTTGTAAGGCAGGCCCAACGCAATGGACATTGCTCGGACCGCACAATCGCCTGCGGTTCCCTTATACCCAGCGGCCTCTCGGCCACCGTCGTCGTAAACGAACGCAGGGGAAGTTGTAGTTTCACTCATAGTGATCCTCCTAAATTAAATAACGATTTCAAAAACCTGGGGCTTGCCCGCCCCGACCAAACGGCGAACCCGTTTGATAAAGTCATATTAGCCTGATTCGCTAAAGTGTTTATTATTATATGCGACACTATCTAACTTTTATTTGTCGTTATTATTATAGTCACCAACCTAAAAAGGCGGCTCTTGGCCAGGATAGGCCGGAACCCAGGCCGACTGGACTTCTTGGACCGTGAGCCACGGTTCGCGTTTAACGGGCGGTTCTTTTTTCTTCACGGGCCGGACGCCGATCTTTTTCAGCTCGACTTGGAGCCACATGGGTAGCTTATCATCCATCGTCTTTTTTCCGTTTAAAAAGCTCGCGCCATAGATCACTGAACTTTTCACCGCCGGCCCATAAATAAAAGAGTATGGGAGCGATTAGAACGTCGATAACGACCAGGACGCAGAGTAGAATTACAAAAGACACGATGCCCCAGAACAACAGAGACATGGTTACTCGTTAAAAATTGGCTCGTCGCCGCCGATGTCATAAAGCTCGGCTTTCTCGGGCTCCGGCTCGTCTTTCCAAACGACGCCAATGACATAATCCGAATTAAGGACGATTTTTGCCTCGTCATCTTCAAGATGGATTGTGATATTATTTTCGTTCCAGCTCCAGTTGACTACATCGTAATAGACAAGGGGAGATAAATATCCCGCACCAGGGTGCATATTTACTGTTAAAGCTTTCATACTAATACCCGTTTAACCAAATCCAAAATATTGCCGCAACAAATGCCGCCGCAACTCCTTGGACAATATAATTTCTTGTTTGATTGTCTTCCATTAGACGCATCTCCGTAGTTATTATTTTACTGGATACTATGCGAGCTTATGCGA